ACCCTGTTGATATAAGATGTATACATCATGGGGTTTTCTCCCAAATCGCCTACACTCACCTACAGAGCAAGACTACTTCTGCATGCCCACAATGTCGCTTAGACACTGCGTCATTGAAAAACCTTAAACCGATATCCGATTTCACTGCTCAAGCGCGAGAAATACATGGAGATACATATTCATATCGTGACGTAATTTATAAAGGGGTAAAGGTTAAGGTAACGATAATTTGTCAGCAACATGGAAACTTTAGTCAGACTCCTGGAAACCATATATCACGTAAAGCAGGATGCCCAAAGTGTGCAGCTAGAGCAACCGGGGATCGTTGTCGAAGAGGGATTAAAGAATTTATTCAGAAAGCAACTGAAGTTCACCAAGGTATTTACGGGTACAGTAAAGTTGTGTATGAGAGCAACCATACTCCAGTGACAATAACCTGCACTGAACACGGTGATTTTAGTCAAGCACCTGCTGACCATCTGGATGGCCATGGATGCCAAAGATGTGCTTGGGACTCTGCACCTGGCCAGCCTCCCAGAGATATAACATCAGTTATAAGGCAATTGAAAATAGTTCACAATAATAAGTACGACTATGATATGGAGTCGTATACCACTGTAAGAGGATCAATGAGGGTTATCTGCCCAAAACACGGGGAATTTATATCTCGCGTATCTAACATGTTGCTAGGGACTAGGTGTCCGGTATGCCAAACGTCAAAACCTCAAGAGAAGATACTGGATTTAATTAAATCTATTACTCATGAACATGTTATATCCAATGACCGAAAAGCCTTAGAGGGAAAGGAGTTGGATATATTTATCCCTAATCTCAATTTAGCATTTGAAATTCATGGTATCTACTGGCATAGCTCCGTTGCACCTAAGAGAACTTCCGAATGGGTCAAATGGCATCAACGGGATAAATTAGATTTATGTAAACAGAAAGGTATTCGACTGGTTCAATACTTTGAGGATGAGATAGCAAATCACTGGGAAAGTATAGAACAACAAATCCGCTTAATGTTAGGTAGTAGGGAAAAGGTGTTTGCTCGTAATACTAAAGTTAGGAAAATATCATGGGGTGAAGCTAAAGAATTTCTAACTTCGGTTCATCTTCAAGGGGCTGGGATAGCAGGCCAGTGTTGGGGTCTTTACAGAGATACTGAGTTATTATCTGTAATGGTATTTACACATGCTAGACCCTCTAAGGATCAATGGGAACTTTCACGTTTTGCATCTAAAGGGCAGGTTGTAGGGGGAGCTTCTAAACTTTTGACCGCAGCTTGTAGGGAGTTAAACCCTCAGCAGATTATTAGCTACTCTGATGATAGATTTAGTGAAGGGGGGTTATATCAGGCTTTAGGGTTTAGCAGATCACATACTACGATGCCAGACTATATGTATGTCCTAGGTAACAAGCGTATCCATAAATCTCAATTCAGCAGGAGATTACTTCCTAAACGGCTTGGTTCTGAATTTAATCCGGAGCTATCTGAGGCGGAGAACTGTGAGAAATTAGGGGTACCGAGAATTTATAACTGCGGTATTACTAAATGGACTAAATAAGAAAAGGCCCCGAAAGGGGCCTTTTCTTTTTGTACTTAAGCCAGAACTAGCTTTTTCCAACCATCGTTATTAGCATACAAGCGAGTTGACATCTCAGCGAAATCAAAGCGCATTGCAGTACTACGACGCATCACGTACTGCTCGACAGCCGAGTACGCTCCACCAACATAGATCATCTTGTGGATCGCTTTACGGGAGTCAATACCGACTAAAGTATTAGCGCCTACGACTGCAGTGTCCACAATGAAGAAATTAACCCCACCTGGAATACCAGGGTTAGCCGCTGTAGGTATTGAAGTCAAACGAATATCATTACCTGCATCGGTGTAAACAGTAGGACGACCAGTACGATTCTCGATCTTCAGATATGTATCGATATCACAGATCACCCAATCGATAGTCAATTTGGTCCAATCTTTTCTGAGCCACTTAACCCAAGCTGTGTTGGTCACAGCACCGCCAACAGCAGTTGCATCGTAAGTAGAGATGTTTTCTGGAGTCAGGGCTGTCATACTCAAATCAGCATCGCCACCAATCATCGCCACCAAATATTGGTTGATAAGCGCAATACGTTGACCAATGATTTGTTGTTGTAGAGTCATACCGACCAAATCAATCGCTGTTGATTTAGAAGCCTCATCAGAGATCTCGAAACCAATTGACTTGGTTGGGATACGGTAGCTCTTTTCAGACAACTTGATAGATACCATCGCAGTAGGTTCAGCCAACTGAGCGATCGGTTGGGCTAATGAACTACGCGGTAAAGTCAAGTCGATGATAGGTTGATCAACACGCGGAGAGTTTGCACTTGAAGTCAAGGCAATCATACGGTTGTACACACCTTCATAGGCAGTGTAGTCGTCCATCAATTGAGATTCGATCCACTGCATGATCACAGCAGGGAACAACATACGGCCCGCCACAGTTAATGCTTGGCTACCGTCAGGACGGGTTACTGCCATTTGTGGGCCGCCATCTAAAACATCTTTCATCAACGAGGCAGGTAAACCTGATTGTTGATCACGACGTAAGGCTAAACCACTAGTTGCAAGCAATTGTTGAAACGGAGTGCCGAATTTTTCAGAGTCCGTATCAAATTTTTGGTTAAGATATTGTGGTAAAGACAAGTTAGCGTCAAACGCTTCACGGTACATTTCCACAGACAGATCAACCTGATGACGAGCACCGTCACGGTCGACAATCGAAGGGGTAAAAGCTGACATGATTTTGATTTCCTTATCAAAGTGTTTGAATTAAACGCGCTCTAGCACAACAGTAGAGCCAGTTGCGCCGGTACCACTAACTCTGGAGATACAGCGCCACAGCTTCTTAGTGGGTGCGCCAGTCTTAACTTGCGCTAAGCCAAGAGTACCTACTGCAGTCTGCACGTCAGCGACCACATAGTCACCAGGAGCCATAGGTGTTGCACCTTGGTTAGCACCAACTGTCGCTTGGATGCGACCTTCAATTAAGATGCCGCCGAAGGAAAAACCATTGTTAACAGTGATAGGCTCAACCGAGGTAATAAAACCGTCGATCTCAGCACCAGCAGCTGCCAATACATGGCTACTTGTGTTAGTGACTGCTAACGTGACGGCTTTACCGAGATCAGTAGCAGATAGAAAAGTATTACCAGGACCAGTACCCAAAGCTGTCGAGATAATCTCGTTAGCTGGAACTGTTACATCAAAAGCAAACGCAGTCATTGAAGACCTCCATGTCTAAAGTAAAAGATTAAATTTTTGCCTGTCTCATGCGCGACGCGCTTACCGGAGACACAGAGACCGGTGTTTGTGGTTCATCAACTTCAACCGCTGCAACACCACCAACAGGGAACTTGTTACAGAACACTTGAGTGATCTTGGCGTGTTGAGCCAATACAACTTCAGCAGGTAAATCCGACATATCCATCATCGGAGCACCTAGTGCGATTTGCATTCTGGAGATGCTGGTAGCAACCAACTTCTTCATAGGTTCGTGAGATGTCTTTAAGACATTCAGGTCGTTGTTGAGGGTAGCGTTTTGGATGGTAAGGTCTGTTACTTCTTTAGACTTCGTGGCTAACTCAGCACGAAGAAAAGCAACAAAATTAGTTTCAGCTTCTGGCTCAACCGTTTCAGGTGTAGTGTCCAGAGCTGGATCAGCAGCAGGCACTTCTAAAGTAGGCTCTGCTTCAGGGGTGGTTTCCGGTTCAGTGGTAGGTTCGATAGCTAAGGCGACAGGAGTAGGAACACCTTCCATCATCGCGTCTCGCTGAGCTTGAGTTAATACTGTTGATTTACGTGCCATTGGGGTCTCCTTACCGGCAGTTTTCTTGTCAATCTTGGATTGAAGACCGGTGATGAGGTCATCCAAGGAGGTGATATCATCAGCCAACCCAGCATCCACTGCTTGTTGGCCAATAAATTCGCGTCCGTCTGCCATGTGAGTACGGACAAAATCAGGGGTGACTAAACGATATTCGGCGATGCGTGTGACGAAGACGTCATAGAGGGCATCGATCTGGGCCTGGATATTTTCCCTGGCTTTCTCGGTTAGTTTTTCATAGGGGTTACTAAGGGCTTTTTCTTCGCCAGCCCGGAAGACAGTGACTTTGATGCCGTCTTTCTTGAAGGCGTCGGTATATTCTTTATGGATAGAGATAACGCCGATACTTCCGACGTTTGCCGTTTCACCACAGTGAACTCGAGTAGCAGAAGATCCCAGCCAGTAAGCAGCAGACGCCATAATGCCGCCTGAGTATGCATGTACTGGGATACCAGAAGCCGTGATTTGTCTGACCATATCTCCGACATCGGAGAGGCCATTAGGGGTACCACCCCCCGAATCAATATTCAGGACGATGGACTGGACATCAGAATGAGTGGCTGCCTCAATAAGGCTGCGGCGAATCTGATTGTAGGATGTATCACCCATCATGGCTGTCCACCACGAATCATCATTGGTGAGCGTACCAATGACGTCGATGACAGCGATGTTACCGAAGAGGGTGAAGTTTTCTGGGGTGTTGTCTTGGTAATCGTTCTGAGACAGGGTTCCTGCCAGCAACGCGGAAGCAACCAGCTCTTGCTGTGCAAGATCTGCTTGGTAAAGCGATAGGCTTCCTAGCCAAAGTTCATTATCCATAATTCAGGCATCCTAGCCATAAAAACATCCATGAGGTGGTATTCTGGACCAATCCTAACTAAATATCAATTTTTTGATGCAAGTAAATTGTAAAGGGTATCCAATCTGATGTTAACGTGGCGGAAACCTTCCTCCACTTTACTGTACATATTGGTCACAGTCGTATCGAATGTCTCTTGATCAACCGAGTTCCTTTCTAACTTAGTGATGCGTTCGTCATGGTGATCAAAGCGCCCAATGGTCCAGCGCATCAATGCCCATAATGCCGCAGCTACACCAGAAATTATTGAGCCCACAACAGTTAAGGTCCCATCAGAAACCATAGTAGAAATATTGTTCATTTAGGCTCCTGGGAGTTGATGTACCGTTCAGCGGTCGCCAGTACTTTGTTAACATAGACTTGGTTTAAGGAGGGGTCAGGTCGACCACAGTTGTATGCGGACACTACCCCGGAGATGTTATGTTCATCGAAGAACCGGTCGAACAGATTGGCGAAATGCTTCGCACCGTAGAAGATCCCATCTTTGTAGAGTAAATTGTTTAGGTTACCGATGAAGCCTAACTCCCTGGCTACTGCTCCCATCACTTGCAGAGGGCCAAAGGAAGTGCGTTGATTTATCCACTCTGACTTGGCATTGCTGAGTGAGGAGTAATACGGGAAATCTGACGGAGGTGAACTGGCCATTGCCTCATGCACGGTCAATTTGCGGAATGGTTTGTTTAACTTAACGTCCCACACCCAGCGGTAATTAGGCTCATGGCGTAATAAGGCCCATTGTCCCGAGCTCTCAGCCATAGCTAGGCCCACCAGGATCGGTAAAGGCACCCCAAATTGTTGTGCTGCTTTACTTAATTCAAACTCAATATCTTTTGCGATCATGTTTCTCATCCGTGAATTATTGACTTTTTCCGCCAGCTTTCTTAGGGGCGTTACCAGTTAAAGCGCGTTTGGCAGGGTCGCCGCCATTGGCTATTGCGCCAGGATCCATTGCAGCTGTGCTCTTACCATAGAATTGGGTACCAGATAAGGGAGGAGCGCCTATCGCACGGGTACCTGAGCCAAGCTCTTCCGCTGCTTCTTGATCAGTAAGGAATCCTAGCGACAACATTTCCAGAACTCGAGCTTGTTTCATCTGTTTGAAGGCCTCGAGCTCGGTGGACGGCCTAAGCTCAACTGAGGTATATTTCGCAGTGACGTAACCATCAAATCCCAACAGCCGCATCGCCAGCGTCATCGCCCGTGAGAAGACTGCTTCCAACGGTGGGCGAATACCTTCCACATGTTTCAAGAACAATAGTGATTCAGAGCTGGACACATCTTGTGATCCACCCATCCGTTTACCTAGAATTGAGGGGGGAGTACGTAAAGCTGTGGCAGTTTGCCCATCAACTACGTCCATAAATGGACCATAATCAGAAGCTGCCCCGATTTCAGAATTTAAATATTCTGCTGTGACCGAGTCAAATACCACTAAGCCAGATTCCGGATTCAATCCTGCCAATTGAGTTTCCAAACTAGCCCGGACAGTCTCCATCCAGGCCTGCATTTTTGATGCATCGCCTCGAGTATCCAAAGGTGCAGCTTGCTGCAGCTGCTCACTGTTCAAGGTTACCAACAGACGACTGTGTCCAGACCTGCGAACTGCCCGGCGAATATCCTGCATGACTTCAGCAGAAAATACTGCTGCGTTTAAGGCCGCTTCAAGGGGAGGTTTCGGGTACGTCAAGGTGACGTCATGGTCCAACCGGGCAGTGAAAAAAGTAGGCACATCCAATATAACCGTGGCACCTTGTTGTTGCTGCCAGGGAATAACTTTGTGGGTGATACCATTACCAGTATCAAGGTCACTGATCCGCCATTTCAACTTCGAAGGGGATACCGGTTGTAATCGGAATGGTAGCCTAGCTTTATCTAATACCAACTCCAGGGCGCAAGCCCCAGTCAGCATAATTTCATTCAACAGAGTTTCCGATAACCCTACCAAAGGGATCCGGTCGTCATACCCGTAGGTATAGTCATTGAGGTTAGTGAGAGAAGCTAGCCAGGATCTCAAGGTCAACATCCCTTCATCAGAAAGTTGATGTTGTGAGTCGTAGACTTTGAAGGTTAATTCGGTATTGGCCAGCCTGACATAGGAAGTGACAGCCATCGAGACATCGCCGGAGATCTTGACCAACGCCCGCATCGCATCATACGGGTTGGCCATAGTCCGCACAGCGGAAATGTCTTTGTTGAAATAGAATGGAGCCGCGTCAGGTAACGGGATGTCCGTACCGCGATTGGTCGACACGTCGACCGTCTGAATACCAGAGACAAGTTTGCGTGGCAATACCAGGGAGGTTGCCGGAGCCTTGCTATTTGGTCTTTTACTAGGGGTTCTGGCCATCAGACATCCGTGTCAAATTGGGTGTTGACATCCTGTCAACGTGGCGTACTACGGGTAATTATTACTTACAAATCAATTTCAATCAATATGTTTTGATCCGACCACTACTTCTGAGATACTGGGTACCGGAGCCCACCCTCCTACTCCTATATCAACCAGTTCAGATGCCATCACCAGATAGTTAGCTGCATGGAAATAATGGTCATCCCCAGATTTAATCCACTCTGACTCTTCTTCCCCAGCATCAGTGATCCGGTCAACCCGCTTCATCCCTTGTAAATGCTTCCTGACCGTTGCCATCTCCTCTACTATCGGCCACTGAATTTCCCCTGCGTTAATCTTCTTAACAGTAAGGTTAAGGGTTTTGGTACGGTTTGAGGAAATCACATGGTCCTTTTCATTGATCACATAAAGAGGGAGCTTCTTATCCCGCAGAGTGTAGAAGTTAGGTAATACCCAACCTACCGGCATACTTTTCTGAATTGCTAAAATGGTAGGTGTGTAGGGCAGAGCATCAGATACGAGCTTCACAACTCCATATTGTCTCAGACGTTTGAGGATGGTTTGCTTTAGATCATCATCCTCATCACCCTTCAACCGGATTTGTTCAACCCACACCACATCAATCCCCTTAGTCACGTAGTTAGGTTTGCCAATCACCAACCAGGACGTCCGCCCAACGTCCAACCCTGCTACACAACCAGATACCCCGCCTCTCTCAGCCGCTTCCGGCGTGATCGGATGGATTGTAGTGGCAGACTTAACGCTCTCGTCAATGATTGAGTTGGAGGCGTCGGAATGGGCTAAGCCCAATACAAAATTATGGAAGTGGTTAACATTATTCCGGTAGTCGATCAGCTTCCGTAGGATTGATTCAGGGCTATGGAAATCCGGTAAGTCGAAAGGAGTAACATGAAATCCTTCTTGATGAGCACGAGAAGGATACTCCGCCACCCACTCACGATAATCGGCTCTGAGGTTGTCCTTGGTGATCACCCCATGACAGGACTCACACAGCATCTTGGCCGTGGCCAACAACCCACGCTCATCCAAACTCGCCGCGTCAATGTAGGATAAATCCTCCATCGGCCTATCCCACCCTCGCACTACAACATTCTTCAAGAACTGCGGCCAGAAGTGGTGACCACAATGCTTACACTTAACTAGTCGGCGGAACTGATTGGACTGGGCAAACAACCCATCCACTCCAACCCCCAC